GCCCCATGACATGGTGTCATGGGACGACCGTTAAACCACACGTAGGAGAAGTGTTATGATAGTTAAGAAGAGGACTATCGACTATCCCGAGAACGGGATGCATCGTCTAGTTAGGACGGACCCAGGCGGCCAAGGGGGCTGGACGTGTTCGAAAACACGTTACCCCGATGCTTTGCCTGGACTACATGCGACCAAACGTATTGAAAGGTCAGTCTACCCCAGTTTGCCTATATTTCAGGGCTATGAGGAATTCTCTTCGACGAGTCGAAAGAAGCCATTGTGGAACGATTGTGACCACTTAAAACGGGTCGTAATCGCAAAACACCACACTCTTGGGTATTACTCCGGTGTTAAAATCGGAGGCTGGGCTTGCCCAGGTACCACTGTAAACTCACCTGCAGAAGAACGGATCTTCCGTCATTTTGCTGAGTTCTACACAAGTGTGCAGGTAAAACCATACCCTAACATCTATGTACTACCGGATGATCCAGGTATGGACAATATTTTCGACTTGAATTTTCGTGCGGAAGCCTGGGCAAACTTTCAGCCCAGATTCAAAGGTGAGGTATCTCTGCTAAATTTCCTATTTGAATTAAAGGATTTTAGAGATATCGCTACAGATTTATGCGGTGCCGTGAGTAAATTTCTCTCAGGACTTAGAAACGATGCCTCTACGGGGTTTAAATACCTTAGAGTATTGTTATCATCGCAAAATAGCGGGTTTCACATAATGACGCCTCCATCTGCACTCCGGGACAATCCCGGGTTGGTCTCTACAGGTCTCGATAAGGCAGCACAGGCTTGGCTTACGAATAGCTTCGCTATTCAGCCCCTGATAAAAGATATTGCTGCTCTTCTTGCTAATTTCATGCAGCTAGCAACTACTGCATACAAGAAGTTCAAAACCGACGGAGAACAAGAACACACGGTACATTTTTCGAGAGATTTCAACGTGAGTCAAAATCTCGTACCGTTAGGGCCTTATACAACACCAAGTGTTTCGAACCCGTATTACACGGGTCAAGTCGCCTATACAAGGCGTACGGCAAGCATGATGAGAACATACTCATGCGCGCCGCAGTCTAATTTCTTGACGTCCCAAAAATACTGGGGCCTTGAATGGACACACGAAGTAATTTGGAATATGATGCCCTGGACATTCCTTTGCGACTATGTATTTTCAGTCGGAAAGGCCCTTAGACTCTCACAGAGAGACAAGGGAGTAGATCTTAATACAATTCAATATTGCGAATCCACCCTCTCGACTAACGAAGATGGAATTTTCATCAATCCTTACTTTACTGATATGTACTACGTCGATGACGTACGCCGCACACCAGTGAAGCTTTTAAAAGGATCGGTGCCGCTTATTGTTACAGGTCTACAACACATGCGTTACCAGAGACGTTTGCGTGAACCTTACTTTGGTCCATATTTGCCGTCGTTTAGCGGATTGAACACCAAACAACAGGTCAACGTCCTGGCGCTACTACGTGTATTATTTAGTTGATCCCCCAAATGTGCAATCTCGCACCGTATACTAGCACGATACGCTATTTATATATATAGGAGTCAAAGACCATGGGATTATTTACAAACCCGGTAACATTCACAGTTAACGCTGTAGCACGCATCTTCAACTGGCGCGGCCAAATCGCTGATAAACGAGGCGAGAGCCTCATCGGCGAATGGTACGAACCAGCAGCGACGCTTGCTCAAAACTCTACCCTTACTGCAAAACATCGCGTTCGGGGCAAAAGAGTACAGAGCGCCTTGCTTCGAAAAGTAAACTTGCCAATTTTGGACGGGTCTTTACAGCCTGTCACCATTACGTTTTCAGCAGTTTTTCATACTGAACACACAGTGGAACAACAAGATGGTGAACTCGAACTAATGGCACTAGCGGTTAGCCCCCAAAGTTTTAGGGACGCTTTTTCTCAGCGAACTGTCGCGCCGTAATGATCTATTACGGTTAGCACAATATTTATGGATGTTTCCGTTTGGTGACTAGATACTCATGGCTGGAGGTTTTTGGATGAACAATCCTAAACTTAAAAGCCAAAAGTCACAAAAATGTTATCAAGAATTCGGCGATTTTCTACCGATCTTAACAAACATGTTAACGGATGTAAAAGAAATGTGTGGTTTTATTAGCCAAGCTGATCTCACCCGTGACCTGGATACCCTGAAAAGGCGCGTCCAAGCGGAAGGGATTGGCTTTGTAGCCAAAACATTGCCCACTCTTGCGAGTGGCTTGCTCGAATACTTAGAGCATGGTACTTCTAACTATCCAGGTTTTAAACTCTGGAAAGGTAAATATCCTGTATTTCTTAAAGGGTATTTTAAGTACGCATATGATGTAGTAGGCACTACACAACATGTAAATGCTATAAAAGCCATTTACTTATTAGCGAATACGTTTAAAAAACTACGTATGCCGCTTACAGTAGAGAATGACGTAAAAATGTATCAGTCATTCGTTAAAACAGACCGGGAGCTTCCAACGTTAGAGAAAGTAACTTCTGACTTTGAAAGCAGGCAAGTCCTTGCTCTAGCGAAACATTACGCTAGTGGATTTGTTAAGACCATCGATCTTGATGATGGCACTTTTATCCCTCGTCCCGGTCCTGGCGCAACAAACACGCCAGTTGACAAGAGTATGCGATATCAGCCACATACTTTTTATACACAGCATGAGCAAGCCGGTCTTCATTATTTTGATTGGTTCTTTGTGAACCCGACCGACCCATTCATGCGAGCTGAAGTCTACGGCCCGAAGTATTACGGGGCTGAGGTTACTCCCACGGCAAGATTTAAAACCGTTCCTAAAGTTTATGGAAAGGGCCGTGGAATCTGTATTGAGGAAAACGAGTCACAGTTTTTGCAACAAGCTATGGCATCAGGTATCAAAGCGGCTGTACGCCGTGACCCTGTGTTACGCTATGCAATCCCTTTTTCTGATCAAGCTGTCAATGCTTACCTAGCGTTGACGTCTTCGCTCGATCGTTCTAGGGCCACTGTCGATGAATCAGAAGCATCAGATCGAATCGTTAGTTGGCTGCCAGCTGTTTTATTCGCTGACAACGACCGGTTTTGTGCTGCTATCATGGGCTTGGCGACTCGATGGGTAGATCCACCAGAAGACTTATTTACTAGTCATGGCCAATCAGGTATACGTTTGAACAAGTATGCCCCAATGGGTTCTGGTTTATGTTTCCCCATCATGTCCTTAGTACATTATTACCTAATAAAAGCAATAATTAAAAGGTTTCACGACATCGAATGTGATGAGATTTACGTATACGGCGACGACATTGTTATACCGTCTGCTTACTACGAATCCGTTGCAACCTATCTCCCTAAGTTCGGGATGAAGCTCAATTTGTCAAAGAGCTACTATAGGTCCTTCTTCCGAGAGTCGTGCGGTGTTCATGCATACATGGGTATGGACATCACTCCCACTTACTTTAAACACACACCAAGCTCTAAACGAATGGATAGCTTTTTATCCTCCGTGGCTGTTGAGAACCTCCTGTTTAATAAAGGTTTAAAACGGACTGCGGCCTATGTGAGGC